CACCAAGTCATTGATCGGCTTTAACAATGAGCTGACCGCAAAGATTGCCACCATCCAAGCGGAAGCTGCATCTAAGCGCAAATCATCACCCGTTGCTGCGTCTGCTTTGAGCGAGAAAGCTCAGCGCATGAAGGAGGAGTTTAAATACATCCATCTAGACGATGCTGAGATTGCGGCAGGCATGAAGTTCTTTCAGATTCATCCTGAGTTGAATGAGGTTGTTAAGACTTGGAACAGGATCCGTGATAACGCTGCTGACGTATTGGTAGAGAGTGGGCTGTGGAGTAGGGGTGATGCTGAGTTCTTATTGAGCAATGCAGACTATGTGCCGTTCTACCGCGAAGATCAGCTTGAGCAAGGCCAAGGCCCGAAAGAGTTTATCCGTGGTCTGAAGGTGCAGGCCAAGGAGCGCAAGCTCAAAGGATCTGACAAGCCCGTCAATGACATATTTGACAACCAAGTTCGCTGGGTTCAATACTCCATCAACCGCGCCGTTCGTAATCGTTCTGCTATTGCGCTGGCCGATACAGCCGTGTCTGTTGGTGCAGCCAAGCAAGTGCAAAGCTCAAAGGATGGAGCTAACGTCACCCGCATCTGGCGTGACGGCAAGGAAGAGTTCTATGACATGGCTGACCCTATGTTCATGGAAGCATTCAATGGCCTAGAGGCTGTTGTCATTCCATCATGGAAGTGGGCATCCACCCTAGCCAATACGCTGCGCCAGTCTGTGGTGATGTACCCACTGTTCTCCGTGGCGCAGGTGCCACAGGACTCGTTTGCCGCCATGTTCTCCTCTGGCTTGAAGCCACAGTATGCATTGCGTATTCCTATCCTTGCGGTCAAGGAGTTCATCCAGACGCTGCGCGGTAAGAGCAAGTCACATGAAGAGCTGAAGAACATTGGTGCCGTGGGTGTGCGCGACTTTACATCCGCTATGGTGCGTGAGGATGCAGAGATATTCTCTGGCCTTAAAGCGCCGCCCGGCTTGCTAGGTAAACTGAAGTATGGTCTAAACCATATTGCTATGGCTGCCGACAACGCCGTCCGTCAGGCTGTGTTCGAGGCCGCAGAAGCACAGGGCTTGAGCAAGGCAGAGGCGTTTGAGAAAGCTTTTGAAGTATTCAATGTGCGCCGCAAAGGTAGCAGTAAGACTATGGCTTTGGCAAGCCAACTTGTGCCGTTCTTTAACGCATATCTTGCAGCTCAGAACGTAGCCTACAAAACAATTACTGGCCGAGGCACATCACCAGAAGACCGCGTTAACGCACTGCAAACACTGGCTGCTACCACCGCCTCGGTAATGACGCTATCGTTGCTCTATGCCATGCTGAACGGCGATGATGATGATTACAACAAGAAGCCTGCTGTCCAGCGTGATCGTCTGTTGATGATCCCCGGCACAGGCGGCATGAGCATTCCTCTGCGTTCTGACTTATTCACCATACCCAAGATCATCACAGAACATATGTATCTGCTGATGACTGACAAGGGTTATGAGGATGGCCGCAAGTTCCGCGAGTCAATCACCAATGCCTTGGGCAACTCCTTGCTCGGACCGACTGCCGTGCCACAAGCCATCAAGCCCATTATTGAAGTCGCCATCAATCACGACTTCTTCCAAGGCCGTCCGCTAGTGGGAACCTACCAGAAAAAACTAGAGACCGAGCGGCAGTTTACGGACAGCACATCTGAGATGGCCAAGTTTATTGGTAGCTCTGGCTTGATCTCTCCTATTGCTGTGGATCATTTGATTCGAGGAATGCTTGGATCTGTTGGTGGTTTAACGCTATACATGACTAGCGCCATGCTCGATAGCAACCCAGAAGCACCGCGCCCATCCTTGTCTCTGCAAGATGCCATAGCTACCTTGCCGGGCATGAGCGGGTTCGTGGCCAAGACTTATGAGAACTCTCTTAAGCGTGACTTCTATTCCCTCAAGGAAGATGTTGATAGATCTGTCAACACTTTCAACGATCTTAAGAAGCGAAGCCCAGAAGAGATACCAGCTTTCCTTGCTAAGCAAGAGAATATGCAGCGCCTTGGACTGCAGAAGTCCGTCAACAAAGTGGCCGAGAATCTGTCAAAGATACGTGACAGTATTTCCCGCATCACCAACGCCAACATGCCAGCAGATGAGAAGCAAAAGCAGATTCAAATCCTCAGACAAGTGGAAGAAGACCTATTAAAAGGCGTCAATGTGAAGCAGCTCAGAGAGTTTGGAATGGTCTAAAAAACTAAAGCAACCTAAACGTTTATGTTGCTTTTCGCTAAAAGTATTAACTTTCGAGCAGCCGTGCAATAGTTATATTTAATGCGTCAATCTCATCCATTTTCTTGAGAGACCACATTCTTTTTTGTCCGTGCCACCCCATGACTGCCCCTTGATGGCAATCTTTGCACAGGGCTACACAGGTATATTGTCTATGTTGCTTTACATGATGAGCGTCACTTGGAGCTGACGCATCACAGACCGAACAGGGAAGTTCTTTCACCCGTGCTAGGTGTTTTCGCTCCTTGGCGGTCAGTGTGTTGTTCATGTTCTGATCTCTCTTTCTCGGATCATGGCCTCCGCTTTGTCATAGGCTTCTTTGGCTGCATCATCTGGGTGGTTCATAGGAGAAGCACTTAGCATGGCGAAGGCGGCAAAGAAGTCTGTCAGCGTCATGTCTTGTAGTTCTACTGGCTCCTGTTTAGGTTGCAGTAGCTCTATGCCTTCAGCTTTTTTTCTTGCCATTTGGTTTCTCCTTGGGGATTAGTTTCTCAATCTGAACAATTAGACCCTCTGCTACTGTTTCCCCATTAAAGGCTATGTTAGACGCTTTGTCATTCTTGTTAATGATGTCCATCGCGTCTCGCAATCCTTTCTTGTAGCCGCCATCAAACTGGGTATCGCCCTCGATGATGAGAGTAATGGCATCACGGACTAGGCCAGATGCTTTGCGGTCTCCTGCCGCCGCCTTCAGCTTGGCGTGGATGTCTTTCCTCAAATGGACTGAGTAAGGGATTAGGTGGTTGTCTTCCATTGTTGGAACTCCTGATGTATGAATTTAAATTGTTGTGCTGCTTGTTTGTTTTCTTTAAGCTCAGAACGTGAGCTTATGAGTAGTTCACCCCTTAGCCAGTCTGTTGCCGCCTCTTCTGACGGTTTGTTGATTTGTCCTGTCTCTATCAGGAACTTGTGAAAGAACGGGTCTTTACATAGGATGCCGGCCAGACGGACGATATCTTTGGATGGGTACTCCTGTTCCCTATCCATAGGCTTGCCGTCATCAGCAAGCCGAACCATTACCACTTGATACCGCGCACCCACAAAGTCACGCATGATGTCTTCGCAGATATCGTCGGGATGCACAGACAGGGTAAGAACATACCCCGTCCTATCTTGCTTCATGGCTATCTTCCTAGCCTCAAAGTGAGATGTTTGCATCAGAACGGCACATCCTCATCAGGTGCTGGCTTGGGTGCTGGCGCAACTGGTGGTCTGGCCACATAAGGATTGCTTCCCTCTGGCTTCTTGTAGTTGTTCCAAGATAGGCGCATCCAAGGACCGAACTGTCCACTCATCTGCCAAGCAGACAGCTTGATAATGATGTCATCACCATCATGCTCTTCTAACAACCCCTTAAGGGCTGAGCGCTGCATGGTGATCTCGCCTTGCATATCGGGCTTCTTGTCGCCTTGCTCTTTGTATTTGTTGTGGGATAGCTTGCCACTGTTTGGATATTCTGTTGCCATTGTTTACTCCTTAAATGATTGTTTGGCTGCCCCGAACTTGGTCATCAGGGATTTGTATGCATCTGGTGCTTCTTTTTCCATCCTCTCAAAGATGACGCGGTTCGTGGTAAAGATTGCGGTCACATCCTTCTTGCTGGCTGCTTGCCCCAGCGCAATCTCAGCGGCGTCTTCTACGGCTTTGATCCACTGATCCATAGTGCAACCATCCTCTGCGGTTATACGCATGAACCAAGCACCATCATCCTTACTGCCGTCGCTCTTGCCCTCAATAACTGCGGGCGGTTTAGCGGCTGGCTTAGGCTTCTCGATCTTGACGGGCTTCTCTTCTTGTTGCTGAGAATCAATCTGATCGCTTTCTGTGATCTCCATCGCCAGTAACCAGAGGTATCTCCGAAGATACGTATGGGTGCTGCCCAGCACTTGAATGGCCTGACCTTTGCTGTTCTCGGCATAGACGATAGGAGAGAAGAATTGGACTGACGATCCGTCTTCTGTGTCGTATATGGTGAGCATGGCCATTTCGCCAAAGGTAACCACGCCGCACAGACCAACTGCGTCAAACAGTTTGTGAACAGTGGGCATGAAGTCGCCTAGCTCATAGTAGTGCCATCCACCAAACTTGTTGTGGCCAGTCTTCTTTAAGTTGGTCTTGGATAGCTCATGTCGAGCTGCTTGTAGTTTGCGATATACAGTCATACTTCCTCTTTGAATGTTTCTACTTTCACGCCTTGGGTTAATGCGTTAACCAAGTCATCCTGAGATGCAACCTTTACACTCAAAATCTGCTTGGCCACATAAGCCAAAGCTTGACTCGGTGCGCTGGCCTTGACCAAGCGGGATGGGATGGATGGATCAATAGATCCGACTAGATAAATGCGCTGACTCATGCTGACTCCTTCGTTGATAAATATGTTTGGTACTGATTACAGAACTGGCTTACCTGACAAAAGCTGGCACACCGAGTACGCTCGCCTTGGCGATGCTCGATGAAATATCCTTTGGCTGGTAGCGCAGCTGCTGCCTCGTCCCTTGTGTCGTGAACACTCTTAGCTCTGACTCCCCCTTCCTTCTTCACGGCAAACTTCTCTGGCTTCTCCCACATCTCTTCTGCTGTGCATTCCTTCACATCGCCGCCTGTCTCTGCGTCAAAGAACGCATCCTCATGCAAAGCAATACGCTCATGCACATAGCTTTCGCGTTTCTCGAATGGCCAGACTGGGATGTCGATAACCACAATCGGTGCCTGTGGGTATCCGTCACGAGTCTTTGCGTCACGGCTAGACCAGTTGCGGATGATGGCCACGATCTGTAACTTCTTAACTGGCTGCTTCTTTACCAGCTCCACCAAGTAGGCGTAGAGGTTTAACTGGTGGTGCCAGTCATCCTTCTCATTCATTACCGCCCAGTCTGATGTGACCTTGTAGTCGCTGATAACAATGCCGTCTTCGCTAATCTCTTGCAAGTCGATAGCGCCACTGATGTTCCAGTTGTTTACCTTCGCATGGATGCGTTCCTCAACAACATGGTTCTCGTCTTTGCCGTGTTCCAGCACGCCGTGGACTGCGGTGCCAAACAGAGACCACACCATCTCTGATGCGTCTTGCTCAATGTCATCCCAGTGCTTGCGCTTGAGCTGAACTATGCGCGGGCTGTTGAGCAGCTCGGTGGCAGAGATGTTTGACTTACCCTTAGAGTAAGTAGGCCGCTCCAGCACATTGATAAATGTCTGAGGTAAGTTGTGATGGTTAGTTAATTTCATGGTTTCCTTGTGGTATGATTTGTTCCTGCTGTCTTGTAATTGTGATAGGATTATAACTGGTAATCCAAAGACATACAACACATAGAACAAAATAATTTCTATCAGGTATCAGGAGTCGATAGTATGTCTAAATATGCTAGGCGGATAGATGCGAATCAGAACGACATAGTGGCTGCGCTGCGGGCGTGCGGGGCTGTGGTTCGTATCGTTACTCAGGGTGACGGGATACCTGACCTACTGGTAGGCTACCGAGGGTATACCCTACTGCTAGAGGTAAAGGACGGGAGCAAGCCGCCGTCGGCTCGGACGTTGACGGAATCAGAACAGAAGTTCTTTGATGATTGGAAAGGCGGTATGCTGGCAGTGGTTAATAGTGCTGATGAAGCTCTTGATATTTTGAAGCGCTGTGTATAATTTAATCGCAGTTGTTTCATGGCTGCTCCTTTGAGTGATATTGTGGGGGTCTACGGATCCCCACTTTTTTCTGTCAACACGCATGGGGATTGTGTTTGACGCTATGCACATAGCATAGAGAGTCAGTAGTCTCCAGCCGTGTTGGTAGCACGTAATACGGGTTAGCGCCGTATCTTTTTGTTGTGCAAATACAAAAGTTGAACGACACTGCTTTATGTGAGCGTGTTGCCAACACCTAAAATTTATGTATAATCCAAACCGTTGCCGTAGCAAGCGACGAAGTTAAAAGCCGTTTACACATGCAGTTTCGCCTTACCAAATAACCTCGGTCGGAGGGATATTTGTTAAGGTTGCTACCGAAATTGCAGTTGTAAACGGCTTTTTTCATTTCTATCTATTACTACGCCAGCCGTACTCCGAGCGTTATATAAGCACCTGCATGGGTGGCGCGGAAGGAAACACCGGCACTGGTACACCCCCAGAGTAAGCCGTCCAGCCTGTTAGCGAGGGACTGGGAAAGATAGCGCGGCCAGCGGTGAGACAAACGCCTATCGACTAATCGCTACCGTCATGGTTTGCTAGGAGGACACCACAGTGCCCTCTGGGCAGGGAGTGAACAGCCTCGGCTATCACCCTTGGGAGACCTATGTCTTTTTTCCCTTATCGTTTTTCCCTATCTACATTTACTTACCGATAGTTATAATTGCATGTACATATGTGCATATATGTGTAGAATTCAGCACATAAACAGGAGACAACATGGATCATATAACTGACTTTGCGATATTGATGGGGCAGATAGCGGTGGTTACTTTGGCAGCAATTATTTGGAGGTATTTATGAATGCATTTCATCCTGACTACATCAGGACATTTCACCCGCAGTTCTTATCTGATTTTAGATTTGCGTCATATCAGATGGAGCAAGGTAAAGCTAATGCTGCCAAGATGCGGCACACGCGGGAGTCGGTAAAGGGAGCGAAGGATATGAAGTCATTTCCACTGACAAGGAGGAGAGGATGAAAGATATACCAGCATTTCCAAGACCATATAGCGGCACATCACAGTTTGCACAAGAAGGCATGGGGTTGCGTGATTACTTTGCGGCTAAGGCTATGCAAGGTATGTTGTCTGAAAACTCAGGCATCAGATACCCAACTGATGAACTTGTAGATTTTGCTTACCAGGTAGCAGACGCAATGATGAAAGCGAGAGAAGCATGACACCAGAAGACGAAGAGTTCAACCGCATAGAGATGGAGTCTCGCGTTAAGCAAGAGTATGTGCGGTCTATGCGTAAGACAACACGGGAGGAAAAGATAAGCCGTCCTGCGGTGTATGAGGTGCCAACGGCGCAGTTTATGTCTATCTCAGTGAATGACTACCTAAAACTGTCTGAGGATCTAGCCATGGCTCGGATGTTGATACGAGAGTTGGGTGATCGATTGGCTAAGTTGGAGAAAAATAGTGATTGATCTTATAAGCACACAGGAGGGCGTAGAAGATGATACGCGCAATGCGGCTCATCTGGTCGCAGGCGTGATTGCTATGGCCATAGAAGACTTGTGCATGATCCCCACCGACGAAGAGCTTAGGTACAACTGCAACCTGAACTATCACGCTATTGGATCACTCAATTTTTTCTTTAACCCTAGGTCAATGTTCCCTGCATATGCA